CACTGTTGTCATCATCACTGTCGTATTCGTCCTCTTTATAATCATCTACAAGTTCCTCCTCGGGAGAATAAATAACGGGTTTCTTAATACGGCGACCAGAACGGGAAATCATTTGGTTCTATTATAGTCGACTGTTTAAGTATTTAGGATGAAACGCGGTGTTTTTATTAATAGAAGCGTCCATTATCATCTTTTCTGCGTAATAACCTATTTGTAATGCTAGTTGATGTATATCTTCCTGGAATTCTGACATTATTCCAACGTTCTCTAAACTATCCAGTGCTATATAAAGAAACTTTGCTGCAAATTCAGGATCTTCTCTGAGCATGTCCTTAAAGACATGTATGTTGGTGATGAATGCATAAAACTCATCGGGGTTTAATCCTGAATATTCATGTACCTTTTTTATGAGAACATCTAAGTCGTCACTACGAATAGTTTTCTTAGTAAGAAGATTTGTTAAATATGTAGCTGTGGCCAGTAAAGCTCCTGACATCCTATTTTTTGTCTGGAAATAAAATCTCCTTGGATTTTTTGTTTAGGACACTTCTATGGTTTTTAGATGGAGTTTTTGAATATACAAAGTCAATTCCCGTCTTGTCTATTAAGAGTTCACATTCTGGAACTGTAGTTGTAGCTATGTATTTTCCTTTCTTTTTAGAGAGGTTTGTAATATCCATGGCCTGAATATTTTTGTTAATAAACTCGTTAAGAACTGGAATAGCGTCGTCTATCGTTAGTTTTTGCTTTATTGGTGGTGTTATAGATCTTTTGGGTGGTCCTGCATTTGGGTATAGTTTACTAACGAGTGACGCTGGTAATTGGTTTTGTTCTCCTCTAAAATCTGCACAAAATCCATTTTTCCTACCTATCACTGTTTCGCATGTACAGAAACATTTCTGAATAATGACATCACCGACAACATGAAACCATATATGATTGGAATTATGAGAACGTCCTATGTTTTCACAGTATTTAGATGACGATGATACGAGAAAGTGATTTTTGTGAGTAAATACTTTAGTGATTCTAGCATCTTCCTGACCTTCAAGGTTCTTTCGAATAAAAGTTTCGAGGTGGGCTATAGCTTCTGAATTGTCAAACTCATCTTTCATCTGAGTCTGTGTGAACGAACCCTCTTCCCTCTTCTTACCATCAAGTGGTCGTACAGCCTTGACATTTGTATCTTCTGTACGAATGATCGACATTTTAAAAGTATCAATAGATGGTTCATTTTCTTGGGAAACTGTATTCATTAGACAAAGAACAGGACCATAAACATATTTGAATACCGGTACATATGGAAGCTCTGTAACCTTACCGTTATCATCACACCCTGAACATCCCTGACCACCACATGCAAGGTGCTTCCCTTTTTTGTATGACCATGGAATTCTAAACCCACTTCCCTTGGTCCGCTTTTTTGAATCACCGTATACTGAACAGTCAATAATCTGGTTCCAACTTTTATTTTTGAAAATGGACTTCAAAGTTGCTATAACATGTTCACGGATATTCAATGCATTCTCTTGATCTACGACAAATCCTGGCCAGTTCATATGAACACCGGTCTTAATAAGATTGTCATCAACTTCTTTTGGTTTAGAAACACATATAAGACAATCTTTACCTCCTAGAGTCTTTACCTTGTCACATATGATTCTACAAAGCTTCTGCACAAATGGAATATCCAACGCCTTTTCATCTTTGTAGTCAATATCCAAAAAGAAATTATAGGTTGGAGTCTTCTGTTCCACCAAATAAAGTTTTTCCTTGTTCTTCACGGCTTCTACGTAACGTTCACAGAATTCGTCAAGTTTGTCGAATGGTATCGAAAGCACTCCACCATCCATGAGAACATGTGAAGTAGCTTTCGCATTTTTTAAATTGTTCTTAGAGCACCAGCTCTTGAACATACTTATTTATCTTTGGAGTCATTCTTTTAATCGTCTTGATAGCTATCATATAGAATGGATCGCATACAAGAAATGTCTGCATGCTCTTTAATATCGGTACTAAGGTTCTTTTTAATAACAAGAAGTTCGTAGACTGTCTTGGTTCTGACACTCTCTATATATTGTTCCGCCCTGCGATCACTATATGCTTTGTTATCAATAAGAAGATCTTTGATCTGCTTTAAAATGTAAGTCTTCGACTTCATTCCTATTTTATACTAAATGTTTTTCTATTTAACGAAGTTACACACGAATAGAACTGTGGATTCTGAATGACATTTCGTATGATCAGATCCCATCGTTTACGGCCATTGAATTCTTCTAAAGTATCAAAGCTCATAAAATCATTCTCGTCGTATGTCTTCTTTATCGGTTCTTTATTAATCTTTTTTAAATTGGTCTTCATCTTTTCATCATTAAACTTCTTAATCATATTGAATTGATCGGTACGTTTATAGTCGACGAAAAAGACGTAAACATTATATACTAATTCTATTGTGGGACTTTCCTTATGTATAAAATTAAACTCTGTATATTCCCCCCTCTTCAACGAAACAACACCCCGTGTCTCTTCCTCTAGCTCTCTAAGAGCACATCTTAAAGGATTGTAAATTTCTCTACGCCTGCACCCCCCTGTGACAAAAATCCAATCCTTAAATCTACGATCTCTCACGGTCAGAAACCGTGGGCGATCGCCTTCAAATGTTACTGGAATAGCTATCGCTTTGTATTTCTTCATTGCTCATTTAGCAAGTTATAATATACGAATATGTTTATTCCTCCTTTTTCTCCTCAGTAACAGGAATCTTAGTAACAGTCTGAGGTTTCGCTTCATCTTCAACCGGTTCAATGGTGAGACCCTTCATCAGATTAACCGAGAAGGTCTTCACAGCGTGAACATCCTCCTTGGTCTTTCGCATATCGTTAAACATGTAAGCAACGACAGCAATGCAAACAATAACACCCGCGATAAGCATGGTTTCGCGATCAAAAGATAACATCTTATGTGTAATAGACGTCGATTTCTTTTAAGCTGAAATTATTGCACCCATTTTAGTATTTACCTTCTGAGTACATGCATTATCTCCTCCAATGAATTGAAGACGCTGATATCTCTCAGCTTCACACTGCTCCTGCTTGGGCTGGACTTCGACGATCTTCTCGAGTGTCCTGGATTTGGGATTGTACGTCAATACGAAAACTGCTCCTAGTAAAAAGACAATCAACCAGAAGTTCATTTTACTAGTAGTGAAGATTATGTTATAGTGAAGGGTAAATTTAGTTACTGTATAATAAACCTCCCATCCCATTTTCAACCCTTAATATGTTGAAATTTACGGCATAAATTGTGTCCTTGAAGTTGCTTGTCTCACTGACAATGCGGGCAGAATCAAGGCGGCTGAAGTTAAGGCTGCCAGTTGGCTGAAGCCTGGAAGTGTCAAGACAGAAGGGGAACGCGTAAAGCTGGGGATCAGTCTTGGAGTTGGGGGCGTGGTAGTAAGAAGCGGCGGTGGTGTAGTGAGGATCAATGAACTTGTAGTCAGTGACATCAGTACCGTTAATCTGAAGCTTCACACGGTTAGTAGCGGTGTTAACACTGTCAGTGGCAACGTTGCTCGCGGCCAAGAACTTGATGGGGTGGTTGAAGTTCAACTCCTGAGTGCGACCCATGGAAGGGAGAGCCTTCTGAACCTGGGTAATAAGGATACCCCGGGGCTCGCTGGCGATAAGCTGACGCTCATCAGTGTCGAGGTAAATGAAGTTAGCGTGGCACTCAACACGGCGAGTAGCACTGTTCACAGCGGCGTTATCCGCCCACCGAATACGAAGCTCCACATCATGATACTGTAAAGCAACGAGGGGAAGGGCAGATTGCCAGTTCTCACAGAAACTGAAGCGTAAAGGGAAGAACTTGGAGGCAGTGGAGCCATCGTAGAGTTCACCAACGGGGGACTTGGAAATACCAGTGGCGAAAAGGTTAGGAGCAATCTTGTTAGCGAAGAAAGTATCCTGATCATCAATAACTTGCCCACCCACGAGAACCTCAACCTTATCGATCATGGTCGACCAATCAAGGGCCTCACAAGCATTGGAAGAGTTGTTGATAGAAGTGAAATAGGTGTATCCAAGAAGATCACCCTTACGCTCGAAGCGGATTGTAGACATGCCACCCC